AAGGTCTGTGAAGTGGAACTTGAGCCTTATATTGAAAGTTCTTACCAAGAATTGGCCGACTACGTTAACGCCTACGATCAAAAAATGATCATGAAGAGGGAGAACATTGCCGATAGAGGTATATGGACTGCCAAGAAAAGATATATTTTGAATGTATGGGATAGTGAAGGTGTCCGTTATGAGAATGCCAAACTTAAGATCATGGGAATTGAGGCTATTAAGACCTCAACTCCTGCACCTTGTCGTAAGTATCTTAAGGATGCCTTTAGTCTATTAATGTCTGGTACAGAAGATGAGGTTATCGATTATATCGAACAGTGTCGTCAAGATTTTAAACAACTTCCACCAGAAGAAGTTGCCTTTCCTCGTAGTCTGTCTAATGTAGAGAAGTGGAAGTCTTCAGCTAACATGTATGAGAAGGGTTGTCCTATTCATGTTAGGGGAGCAATATTATATAACCATTATGTTAAGAAAAAGAATTTGGATAATAAATATGCTGCGATCCAGAATGGAGAGAAGATTAAGTTTTGTTATCTGAAGACGCCTAATTGGATGCATGAGAATGTCATCTCTTTTATTCAAGATTTTCCATCAGAACTTGACTTGGAGAAACATGTGGATTATGAATTACAATTTAACAAATCGTTTATGGAGCCTATCAAAGTAATCCTAGACTGTATTGGCTGGGAGACAGAACGTAAGAATACATTGGAGTCTTTCTTTGCATGACTAGGTATATTGTTATGTGGAGTGAAACTGGAGTGTATTCTGAAAAGAATATGAAGATCTTTGAAACCAGAGATCTCGCACAATGGTTTGCAAAAGATATGGAAACAAGGTATAATAGTGTGAAGGTGTACTCAGCGAGGGCGGGGGATTTTGATGACTAAAAAAAGAATAGTCACTCTGGTTACTGGAGGGTTTGATCCACTCCACAGTGGTCACATTGCTTTATTTGAAAAGGCAAGAGACTTAACTAACTATCTTGTAGTTGGTATTAATACAGAAGAGTGGTTAACAAGGAAGAAAGGTCAATACTTCTTACCTTGGAAGGAACGTGCCGAGATTATTAGGCATCTTGATATTGTTGATGCTGTTATTACTGTGGAAGATACTCCAGATGAAGATGGATCTGCATGTCTTGCCATTGAAAGATGTTTAGAGATTGCCGATACAGTTGTATTCTGTAATGGTGGTGATAGAACCAGTGGTAATATACCAGAACTAGAAAGATTCAAGGATGATCCACGAGTAGAATTTGAATTTGGTATTGGTGGTACTGATAAGATGAACAGTAGTTCTTGGTTATTGCATAACTACTTTGAGAGGCAACGTAAGATTGTAGGGATCTAATGGATATACAGTGGGAACCATTACAACTTCCAAATATCCCAATATACAGAACCAGACTAGATGATGATAAGATGGATTATCTTTGGTCTTGTGTTAAACAGGCTGAGAAAGATAATGTAGAAAATAGTAATGATTACAGTCATCGACTTGCTGGTAATATTACTGGTAGTCTGGGGTTAAAGGATAAGGATAATTACTTCCTAGACAATGTGGTTGGGCCACTTACTGGTAGGATTATTAAAGAGGATCCTAAGAATTTTGCTCCACCTATTGAGGTTGAATATGGAATTCATCAGGACAGATATAAGACTGAGTTCATGATGAACTGGTGGGTAAACTATCAGTACCAGACAGAATTTAATCCATTACATGCACATGCAGGCATAACTTCATTTGTTATATGGATGAAGATTCCAACAAGATCTCAGGAACAACATAACCTACCTTTCCATTCTGAGGCTGCATCTGATTTTCAGTTTACATATACTAATATCCTAGGGAGTGTCAATGAACTTCCAGTCTTTATGGATCCAGAGATAGAAGGATGTATGATGGTCTTTCCTTCAACATTGCACCATCAAGTTCATCCTTTTTATGGTACTGATGAGGCAAGGATTTCAATTGCTGGTAATGTGTTGACAACTATGGTAGAATTAAAAAAGGATTAAATCATTATGGACTTCTTAAAAGAGATCGTCAAAGAAATTGGAGATGACTACACCCAACTCGCATCCGATATATCGGAGAGTGAACGATATATTGATACGGGTTCGATGGTTTTTAACGGACTCATATCAGGTAGCCTTTTTGGTGGGGTATCTAGTAATAAGATCACTGCAATTGCTGGAGAATCTAGTACAGGAAAAACTTTTTTCTCTCTCGCCGTGGCAAAGAACTTTCTGGATACTAACCCCGATGCTTATGTACTCTACTTTGATACTGAGAGTAGCATTACTAGGGCACTTTTAGAGAGTAGAAACATTGATACCAAACGATTTGTTGTTATTAATGTAGTTACTATTGAAGAGTTTAGATCAAAGGCACTTCGAGCCGTAGATATATACTTAAAGAAGGATGAAACAGAACGCAAACCTTGTATGTTTGTGTTAGACTCTCTAGGAATGCTTTCTACAGAGAAGGAAATAAATGATGCGTTGAATGATAAACAGGTTCGGGATATGACCAAATCCCAACTGGTTAAAGGAGCATTCCGTATGCTCACCCTCAAACTTGGTCAAGCAAACATACCCCTCATAGTTACAAATCACACCTACGATGTTATCGGCAGTTACGTCCCTACTAAAGAAATGGGAGGCGGCAGTGGCCTCAAGTATGCCGCGTCTACAATCATTTATCTCAGCAAAAAAAAGGAAAAGAGTGAGAAAGAGGTTGTTGGAAACATTATTAAAGCTAAGACAGCTAAGTCAAGACTCTCTAAAGAAAATCAAGAAGTAAATATCAGACTGTTCTATGACGAACGTGGTTTAGATAGATACTATGGTCTCTTAGAATTAGGAGAGCATGGCGGACTCTGGGAAAACAAAGCAGGACGTTACGAAATTAACGGAAAGAAAGTCTACGGAAAACAAATTCTGGCTTCCCCTGAAGAGTATTTTACCGACGAGGTTATGGCAAGGTTGGAAGAAATTGCCAGAACAACCTTTAGTTATGGATAAGTTCATCAAAACTTATGATCATTTAAGTGACGATGTATGTAAATCTCTTATAGGAATATATGAATCTTCTAAAAATAAAGAGAGAGTAGATAACTGCCACCTACCTACGTTTACTCAGGTTAATCTGAATGATGAACATAAGTTTGGTAAGTTTGTGCAGTTAGTTTGTTATAAAATAGTAGAAGTAACAAAGGAATATAGAAAAGAATTACCAGAATATGCAGACTGGATGCCCTCGAAGATTTTGTTTGAACAACTGAGGGTGAAGAAGTATGAGCCAGGAACAGAAGATCAGTTCGATCTGCATTGTGATGTTCAAGATCATCAATCAGCAAAGAGATACCTTGCTTTTTTAGTGTATCTCAATGATGATTTCACGGGAGGCACAACTGAGTTCCCGTATCATGAATTGACAATCCAACCTAAAACTGGTAGAGTGTTAGTATTCCCTCCTACATGGCAGTATCCTCATAGAGGGTTGCCTGTTATAGATGGGGAACCCAAGTATATTATGAGTACCTATCTGCATTATAGTTGATGGAAACTATTGAGAATACTATCTTACGGAACCTCATTCTCAATGAGGAGTACACTAGGAAAGTACTGCCCTTTTTGAAACCAGAGTATTTCGAGAATACTCATGAAAAGATTATCTTTGAAGAGACTGCCAAGTTTATTGTTGGATATGATAAGTGTCCTACAAAAGAGATCTTAAGTATTGAGTGTGAAAAACGTAAGGATATTAACGATGATACTTTCAAGGAGGTTACAACTTATCTAAAAGATATCTCAGTAGATCCTGTTCAGGAGGATTGGTTAGTTGATTCTACCGAGAAATGGTGTAAGGAAAGGGCTATATACTTAGCACTAGTTGAAAGTATTTCTATTGCAGATGGACATGATATAAAGAAAGGTGTTGATGCCATTCCTTCTATCCTGTCTGATGCATTGGCAGTAGGTTTTGATAACCATGTAGGTCACGATTACTTAGAAGATTATGAGGAGAGATTCGATTTCTACCACAGAAAAGAGGATAAGATCGAATTCGACCTCGAACTTTTCAACAAGATTACAAAGGGCGGCCTTCCAAATAAAACACTCAATATTGCTCTCGCTGGCACTGGTGTTGGTAAGTCTTTGTTTATGTGTCATGTCGCAAGCAGTGTGTTACTCCAAGGCAAGAACGTACTATACATCACGCTTGAGATGGCTGAGGAGAAAATTGCTGAAAGAATTGATGCTAATCTTTTAAATATTCCTGTTCAACAGTTAACAGATCTTCCTCGACCTATGTTTGAAACAAAGGTTAGTAATCTTGCTAAGAAGACACAGGGTAATCTTATAATTAAAGAGTATCCTACTGCTGCCGCACACTCAGGACATTTTAAAGGATTACTAAATGAACTTGCGTTGAAGAAATCTTTTACTCCTGATATAATATTCATAGATTATCTAAACATATGTGCATCATCACGTTACAGGGCTGGATCTAATGTCAATTCGTATTCCTACATTAAGGCGATTGCTGAGGAATTGCGAGGTTTGGCTGTCGAAAGTAATGTCCCCATTGTCTCAGCCACTCAGACTACTCGTTCTGGGTTTGCTAGTAGTGATGTTGATCTCACCGACACTTCTGAGTCATTTGGCCTTCCAGCCACTGCTGACCTTATGTTTGCTCTTATTAGTACTGAAGAGCTTGAGGGATCCAATCAAATAATGGTAAAACAATTAAAGAATAGATATAATGATCCTACTGTTTATAAGAGATTTGTTATTGGTATTGACCGTGCAAAGATGAAACTATATGACTGTGACCAGAGTGCTCAGGAAGATATAGTTGACAGTGGCCAAGATGAGGAGTATAATAATGACGATAAAGAGACTAAAAAAAGTAAACTTTCTAAATTGAATTTCTAATGACTGTTGATTTTAAACGCTACGAAGAATTTGTAGATGCTGTCACATCCGATGCTTCTAAAGATTTTGTCTCTCTTGCTGACCGCATGGTTGAACTTGACAGAGAGGGTGCCAATATTGAACGTCTTACCACTGCTGGTGTTGGGCTTGCTGCTGAGTCTGGGGAGTTTCTTGAGATCGTTAAGAAGGTTTTGTTTCAGGGTAAACCTTGGAACTCCTCTAACAGAGAGCATCTTATTATTGAGTTGGGTGATGTTATGTGGTATGTAGCCCAAGCATGTATGGCATTAGATGTAGATTTCGATGAGGTTATTGCAGGTAATGTTAAGAAGTTAGAGAAGAGATATCCAGGCGGATCATTTGAAATTTATAAATCAGAGAATAGAGAAGAAGGTGATCTCTAGTATTTGTATACTTGGAGGTGGAACTGCTGGGTTTGCAACAGCTGCTATACTGTCACAGCATTTCAAAGATGTAAAAATAAAATGTGTATATTCTTCCAAGATTGGTAGGATAGGAGTAGGAGAATCTACACAACTGGCAATCAATGATATATTTCAGTTCCTTAGACTAAGTGATAAGGAGTGGATGCCTAAATGTAATGCAACATATAAGACCAACATTAAGTTTGAGGGATGGTCTGATGAAGATTTCTATTATCCTTTTGGTGATCTAAGTGGTGATGATGTTACCGACTTCTTCATTCTGGCCAATCTTTTTCCTCATGAAATAAAATTTAATCAATTCTCTAGATTTCATAGGTATCATTCTAGGTTTGCTGAGTTAAATAGATTCCACCATGAGGGATGGGATTTTCATGAGTTGACTGCATATCATTTTGATACTGAAAAGTTAGCGAAAGTTTTTTATGATGTATCTGTAAGGAATGGAGTAGAGTTTATTGATGATAAGTTTATTGGAACAGAACAAGATAAGTATGGATGGGTTGAATCTTTAGTATGTGAGAACAGTTATCATCCTGCCGATCTATTCATAGATTGTAGTGGATTTAATTCTCAATTACTTGGAAGAACCATGCGTGTTCCGTACAAGTCATACTCTGATACACTTATAAACGATAAGGCTATTACTGCTAAGATACCTTACACAGATAAGAATAGACAGTTAACAAACTATACTAATAATGTAACCATGAAGAATGGTTGGTGTTGGGAGATTCCTTTATGGGATGGCCTGTCTGTTGGATATGTACATAGTTCAAAGTTTGGTACAGAAGAAGAGATAAGAGATGAATTTGTTGAGAGATATGGTGTAGAACCAGACAGATCAGTCAAGTTTAATACAGGAAGATATGAGAAAGGATGGGTAAAGAACGTTGCCTCCGTGGGACTTTCATTTGGATTCATTGAACCATTGGAAGCAACTGGTCTAGCTTCTATTGTTACCAATATCTTTAGGTTATTGGAAGTTCTTTCTACTAATCTTTCACCAAATTCATTTGACAGACAGGCATTTAACCATGCTTGTGGTACAGAATTAGATAATTCTAAGACTTTTATTGACATGCACTATGCTGCTTCCCATAGATCTGATACTGAGTATTGGAGGTATGTTACTCAAGTCATAGAGTATCCTTGGGATGAACATAGTTGTGGTAGATCTATAGAGATGAGAGTAGGTGACAGAGATTTTTCAAACAAGAAGGCCAATGGAGGACTGACACATATCCTTGCAGGGAATGGTTATAGTCCACATTCTCCTGCCTTTGTACAGAGTGTAGGAGATAGGAATCATTACAGTACATTGAAAGATAATATAATAAAGGAAGATAATGAATTAAACAGGAAGGTCTTGGAGTATCCTACAACATATGAGTATTTGAAAACCCATATCTACTCATAAATATCCTTATAGGTATATTGATTTCTGATGGCGAACACCTTAAGTTATGAGGAGATACGTAAGACGTTCTATAACGGCCCACTTGTGGGCGAGATGCGTCTTAATATGATTACTAGAAAAATAGATAACAAAGATACGTTTCAGGTGGTTGGTGAACCAGAACCAATTCAATTGATGTTTGCTAAACCAAAGTTTGCCAATGCTTTTAAGAATGAGAATTTAGATAAGATTATGGAGTTCACCAAAGGTCGTGTTGCCAAGGGTGAAGAACCATTCATGACTCGTAGGCCTACCAAAGATAATCCTCGTAGATATTTTAAGTTAACTCAATTAATTAAGACGGAAGAGTTTGGTGGTAAAGGTGGAGAAGGTGGCGGAGGAGGCCCAGCAGATGCAGATCCACATGAATTAATGACTGCTGCATTAATATTAAAGTATGGAAGTGGAGCTGTTGGCCCAACAAGAGTTGACGTAAAAGATTATAATAATAATAAATCAATACGAACATCTTTAGAAACTCTTAAGACATCATGGGCTCCAAAGGTCGATGGTTCTAAGACTAAAGAGCAGAATATGTTTATTCTTGACAAGATGTCAGCATATGCCCAAGCTATCTCTGCAGCTAATACATTTCTAAGTCGTCTTGGAAAAAACTCAAGGGTGGTTAATGTATACCAAACAGGTGCTAAGTGGCCAAATTTGTTAGTGCAAGCTGGATTAAGAATAAATGATCATAAATTTTTTGGTAAGAAAGATTATAACTCTTCTGATTTAATTGTTGAGGTTCAAACTAAAAAGAATGGTGTATCAGTTCAGAAATATATTGGTATATCTTTAAAGAAAAAAGGAACATCACCAACTGCTGCGGATCCCACTGTTATTAATAAAACTGTTATGGGGGCAGAGGGTTTGATGCGTCAGTTAGTTAAAGATAGAGCAAATAATTTAACTGGTACAATAGTAGATAGAAAATTTAAGGCAGTATATCGTGCAAGAGCTCAGTTCTTTTTTGATGTTATAAAGGCTACATTAGAAAATTCTAAACCAGAACCTGCTATAGGAGCAGGCAGTCAGAAACATTATATGAATAAGTATGGTATAGTACAACAGAGACTTACTAAACCTCGTAAACTTCCAAATGGAGAAGAGGTAAAAATACAAAATCAGAATGAAGCAATTGAAGATTTTCTTTATAATAAATCTACAGGACTCTATAGAAAGATTGGTGCTTCAAGAGAAAGAGCTCAACATATAGTTAAAATTGCTAAAGGTTTAGGACAAGGTTTTTTAACTCAAGCTCTTCAACATAAAGCAGAATTAACAGATCCTAAGACTGGTAATGGTGCCGTCAATAATTATTTTAAGGCTTTCTCTGAACTCTTTGAAGAGGATCTTGGTGCTAAACCACTTTGTATGTCCTTATTGAATATTGTTTTTAAGACTGATTTGATGACCATACTTCAAAGTAGGAAGGCTTATAAGACTGAGTTTATGTTTACTTTGATTACTGGTAGAGGTCAGGAAGGAGGCAGTGGAATACTTGTTGAACCAGCACATGAATTATTTGAAGGGAATACTACAAGTTGGCTACAAGAGACGTTATCTGAACAAAACAAACCAGTTTTTGCTATTAAGAGAATTGGTGTTCCAGCATGGGAAGGTGGCCCTGCAAAGACTCAACATGAATGTGTAGTTAATGGCATACCAATTATTAAACTTGAATTGAGATACAAGGGAAGTATAACGGCAGAACCACAGTTTCAGGCATATATTACAACAAATTTCAAAGAAGTAATAAAAGCAAAGAAATATCCAGAACACGTATGGTAAGTACTTTCATAAATAACTCTGTATTCGTAAGGAATTTGTGAAGTCTTTCGGTCAATTTCTAACCGAAGCTGTTAAAACAGCTGCATCTACCGAAGCCAAACTCAAGGGTTTGAAGGGTGACGGTCATGGCGGATGGTACGATCAGAAAGGAAACTTTGTTGCGAAAACTGTTCAAGGTAAACTACACTACACAGGAGGTAGAGGTGCAGCAGAGGAGGAACCAACTTCAACGAAGACGAAGACTCCCGAACCTAATAGGCCTCAACCGCAAGCGGCACCTCAAGTTGCTCCCGTTCCAAAGCAAGCACAACAAGAACCATCTAGTGTCGAGGATAGTGGAGAAGTTTATGGAACTGGTGACCTCCAACAACAAACTGCCGAAAAAATGGGAGAGCCCGAGTCAGAGGGCGCAGTAATTGTATTTGGAAGATTTAATCCACCAACAACAGGACATCAAAAATTACTAGATGCAGCAGCATCTGAAGCAAGTAGACAGGGTGCTGATCTAAGAATATATCCAAGTCGTAGTGTAGATCCTAAGAAGAATCCATTACAGCCTGGTGCGAAGATAGAATATATGACAAAGATGTTCCCCGATTATGCGGAGAGTATCAGGGACGATGCAAATGCAAAAACAATATTTGATGTTCTATTAGCATGTGCTAACATAGGATATAGAACAGTAACTATAGTAGTTGGTCAGGACAGACTTGCTGAGTTTCAAAGTCTTGCACAGAAATATAATGGAGATCTCTATGAGTTTGAAGAGATTAATGTTGTTTCTGCTGGAGATAGGGATGCAGATGGTGAAGGTTTAGAAGGTATGTCTGCTTCTAAGTTGAGGGCAGCTGCTGCTTCTGATGACTTCAAATCATTTGCTAAAGGTATTCCTAATATAGGAAACATGGAGAAGAAGAGTTTATTCAATCTTGTCCAGAAACAGATGGGAATTAGTAAGAAGGAAGTGAAGGCAGAGAAACCTGCTGGTAAGAAAGTTGCTAAGGAAGATCTGTGGCAGATAGCACCTAAGTTAGATCCATTTGGATTAAGAATTGCTTATTTGAAGGAAGATATATTTAAGATTGGTTCATTGGTTGAGAATGTTAACACTGGTTTATCTGGTAGGATTATCAGACGAGGTGCAAATCATGTTATAGTTCAGACTCCAGAGTCTATGATGTTTAAGGCATGGTTGAAAGATCTAGTGGAGGCATACGATGTAGGTACAGATGAGTACAGAGCATATGTGCAGAAGTCTACGCCAGGACAGAGTATTAGGAAGTGGAATGCTGATCCTATTATCAAACCAATAACCACTGGATCGTTCTGGGATGGTAAGAAAAAGAAGAAACCAGAGGATCCTTCTAGTGGGCCAGGAGTAAAATATGGTGATACATGTAAACCTTACAAAGTCGGAAAGGGATAAATAAGGTTAGATAAAGTTTCTCTTAAGGTTTTTACTGTCATGACAGATGATAAAGGTTTTCTTGATGCGTATTCTTCAATCTATAAGAAGGATGATGAGAATCTAAAAGAAGAACCAATTACGGCTACTATTCTTGCAACTAAAGCCGCAATGGCTGCTAAAGGCGCACTTGCAGCAGGTAAAGCAGCTAAAATTGGAGCTGGACTTTCTAAGGCTGCAAAGGTTGCTGGTAAAGTTCAGACTGTTGCTGATGCTGCTGGATCCGTTGGAGATGCTGCTCATAAGATTAGGGGAAAAGGACAACATCATCCATCTCAAAATGAAGAGGTAGAAGGTGGTGTAAGTGTAGTTGATTATAATTCAGACTATAAACCAACTGAGATTGAAACAGTGGATGTAGTTCCTGCTCCTAAGATGAAAGGAACAGAAGATCTTCAGGAATCTGACGAAGCATTAGAAGAGAGACTTTGGGATCAGGTTGCTGCAAACTTGACAACTCTCGGAGAGATGAACGGAATTAAGTATAAGGTATCTCCTCTTGAAGAGAAGAAAGATGATGACGAGAAAGAAGATGATGAGGATGATGATAAGAAGGATAAGAAAAAGAAAGATAAGACTAAGAACAAAGATGAGAAGTGGCAGGACAGTGATGGTGACGGTAAGTGGTATGAGAAAGGAGAAGATGTTAAGGAAGGATTTAATGTAAGGAGTCCTGTTGTATTTTCTAAGAAAGAAGAACCTAAAGTAGATACTTCTGAGTTGGAAGAAAAGTATGCTTGTTCAACTAAGAAAGCCCATAAGGCATTGAAAAAATAATGAAATCTTATAACGATTTTATAAGTGAGAGTATAGTTGGCCAGGTAGCTGGTTTTGCTAAAAGGGCTCAGGGTGCAGTACGTAGAACTGCAATGAATGCTAAGATTAATCTTAGTAAACCAATATCAAAACGTCCTCCTACGGCTCAAAAACGTTTGGTGGATAGGACTAGAGCGAATAATAGAAAGAGTAGTGCATTAGCAGTTAGAGAACCTTCTTCCTTAGCTAAGCAGACAACTCAGGGTGTTAGAGTTCCTAAGCCTAAGAGTAACTATAAGGGATCTTTGAGGAAATTTGCAGGTGCTAGGGATAAACTTGCTAAAGCAGTAACAGATCCTAGAGTTAGAACTGCTGCTTCTGCGGCAAAAGGTGCTCTCCAAGGTGTTAAAGACTATGCAACACAGGGCCCTAGGAATGATGCCCGATCTAAGGGTAGTGGATTTACGCCTGGTTCTGGTGCATTATCTACTAATATTGGAAGAGGTATTAATCAGAACACTAAGACCTTTGATAAGGCCAAAAAGACTGAGACTGGTAAGTATGTACAGGGTAAACAGAAAAGTGGTGGGAATTATAAACCAGTTGGTACGGAGACTCCTGCGAAATCATCAGGTGGTGGTGTAGCAAAGAGTACAAGTGGTGGAGGTGTACAAGCTGATAAGGATAAACCAGATACATTAACAGGTAGACTTGGTGGATTTATAAAGAAAAAAGCAGGAGAAAAACTAGGTCTAAACAGACGAGTACAAAGTAGAACTGATAGAGCCAGTGATCTAAGAAATCAAAGATTTGTAGATAAGGCGAGGAAATCTGATCAGGAGAAAAAAGACAAGAAAGCAGCTGCAGCAAGCAATACTACTAGAACTGATACAAAACAAAAAACTTTACCATCTTCAGGTGGTGCAAAACCCAGTGGTGGCAGTACTCCTCCTCAAAGTGGTGGTGGAAAACCTACTGGTGGAAGTACTCCTCAGAGAAAGGATTTATCAAAGACAGGTGGTGGACAAACCATTGATGTGAAAGCAACACCAGTAACTAAAACTAAGCCTACCAGTGGTAAGAAACCAACTGGTAAACCTTCTGGTAAGAAACCATCATTGGATGATCTTATTAATGATGTTAGGGGTGGTAGTTCTAAACCCAAGAAGAAATCTAACCCTGATCAACTAAATAGAATGGCCAAGTCTCAGGCTGGATCAGGTAAGGCCCCTGTAATAGATAAAGGTGAGAAGAAGGGTGGAGCACTAGTAAAATCTACTAGTAATCTTAAAGCTCCTAAAGAACCCTCAAAGCCTGGTGATTCTTATCCTAGTAAGGCTGAACGTATTGCTGCACACAAAAAGAAAGTGGCTAATCTTAAAGCAAAAGGTGTTAAACTAAGAGAGGAACTATCCTTCTGGAGGGAGGAGTTTATCTGGGAGACAGATAAAAAGTATCCTGATGCTAAGAAAACAATCAAACCAATGAGTGGCAAGAACACTATCATTATTAATCCAGAGGATGAGTCCTCTAAATACTCAGGTAGGTAATTAAGAAGTCATGTTAACTAACGTAAAAACTGCTCAAGCTGCATGTGGAACTGATGCTGCAGGTGCTTCTACCTTCAGTAGTGCTACCGTAGTTCGTCTTATCAATACTACTTCTACTGCTAGAGTGGTAACTGTTGTTGATGAAGTTGGAGGATCTACGACAATTGGATCTTTTACAATGCTAGGTAATAGTGTTGAGTTTGTAGAGAAGAAATCAACTGAAGCAATCTATGCAGCAGACGCCAGTGTCTTGGGAGCAAAAGTTGGATATACCAATTAAGTGTGGTATAATGATTGAGTAACTCTTATAAACATGGTAAACGATTTAGGTGTAGACCCAAACGAGTGGTTTGAAGATAGACCACATAATCCTTTAGATGACATGCCAATTGCTAATGGTAGCAATAAGTATGCCCCACCAGAACGTTTAGCGGAATTGGAAGCTGAGTTGGCCGAGGAACCTCCAAGACCAGAAGAGGATATTGCAGGATGGTTTAAGGATGAAACAGAACCATTGGATATACCAATTGAAGAAACCCTGCATGAGAAAATGTATCAGATGGCAACCAACCGTTATAATCCTTTCTCAGTAGGTGGTTCAGAGAATTGTGATTCAGATATATCCTGTAATAAGTTAGGAGGCTCTGAAGAAGTTAGGCCTTCAACACCAAAATAGGTAAAAATTACTAGATTAAGGTATAAATAGTGGCATAATTTACGCGAGCCCACGGCTTTAAATCGTGTCTCACTATACTGTAGGTTATCACAATAACCAGAACGATCATTTTGAGATCTGCGAATACGCAGAAGACTCATATCACGCAAGAGAAGAAGCACTAGAGGATGTTCCTGACTTAGAGGGGCATCCTCATTTTATTGACTATATAACGAAGGAGGAGTAGAATGGCTACTCTAACCAAATACAAACACGAAATTATGTGGTGGATGTCTAGACTTACAATAATGTTAACGTCATTGTTTCTATCAATGACACTCGCAGCACAAGCATATGCTGCAGAAATCACAATGGGTTCAGGTGGCAATTTAGTTTTTGAACCTAATGAGATTTCAATTTCCGTTGGTGATTCTGTCACCTTTACAAACGGTGATCTACCTCCTCATAACATGGTGGTAGATGGACACCCTGAACTATCACATTCTGATCTCTCTTTTAGTGCTGGAGACAGTTTTGATGTTACTTTTACAGAAGCGGGTGACTACAATTTCCAGTGTGAACCTCATGCTGGTGCAGGAATGAAGGGAGTTATTCACGTATCATAGTATGTTCCTGTTAGATGATGTGATCCTTGATGAGGATGTGCTTCAACT